CTATTCCTGGTTTTGGAGTTGTATTAGCATCAAAAGTTCCAGCGTCAGTTTTTAAAGATGCATTACCTTTATTACTGTAGCTGTTTTTATTATTTAATACTGTGGGTGTTTTCTGTTGATTTATTTCGGTTCTTTTAATCATGTGGTTTATTATGTTGGTAGATTTTTAATTTTGCAAGTATTAATTTTTATTTTGCATATCTAACATTTTGAAACGAGCTTGCTGTTCAAGTCTTGCTCTAGCTGTTTCATCACGTAATTCAGCAATATCCTCCATGGAGTTTATTCTTTCTCTGTCCACATTGATTCTGCTTTGTGCGTCCATTGCTTTACGTTGTTCTTCTTGTAAGAACTGTTGTTGTTCTAATGAAAGCTCTTGTCCCTTTAATGCAAGTTCTTGTTTTCTAATTGCAACTAATGGATCTTCATCACTTGGATCGGCTACGCTTTGGCTATATTCTGTTATTAACTCTGCCATCACTGGTGCAGAGAACTGAGCTAACAAATCACCTGCTTGCTGTACTAATTGTTCTGCTTCTGCTGGACTAACCTGTTGTGCTTGTTGTTGTATTTGTTGAAACTGCTGTTGCACATCGGGTGGCATTTGTTGTTCGCCAAGTATATCTGCTTTCATCTGTAGATGTTGCATTATGTGAGAATGTATTAAAGCTTGCACTTGGGCGTTCATTTGCACTGGTGGAGTTTTTAATAATGCAATATGTGTCGCAATATGAGCATCATGATTTTGCTGTCCAAAAGCTTGTGCTTGTTGACCAAGTAACAATTTATTATTTTCAAATCCTGCCTCTAGTGGTCTAGGATCTGTAGGGGGTGGTGGTGTTAATATTTGTTCTATATTATCTACACCTATTGCTGCATACATGCGTTTGTAAGATTCATAGATACCATTAGGACCATGCACTTGTGGATTAGATTGCACTAATGCCATCATTTCTTGTGCCATAGCAATACGCTGTGATTGACTAAATATATCAGGGTTTGATATTGGAAAAATATCAATATTATCGTCAAAATCAGAGAGTTTTATAGTAGCGTTGCCATTTGCAATAGCATATGGATATTCTGGCGGTAAGTATTCTTGAAATACTTGTGCTAGCAAACGAAACTCTTTCTTTTGGGAATTATGTAGTCTTTTATGTATAGCTGATAAAACTTTAGTAGATCTTTCAAGCAATGCTAATGTTGTACCTACAGGTGCATTTGGATTACCTTGACCTGTATTTATTTCAGCAATTGAGGCAAACTTTTTACCACCATCTACTAATATACCTAATAAATTAAGTAAGGTGCCACTAGGTTCTTTGAATGGTAAGGGTTGTATTGATTCTCTCAAAGATCCACCAGGAGCATCCACATCTCTAAACTCTCCTGGCTGTATTGGTGTATCTTCGTCTCTGATTCTTATACCACGTGTTTTAAAACCAGCAGGTAAGTTAGCAAGTGTACCAGCGTCAATGAGCTGTCTTAATATTGATGTAGAAGCTTTGGACAAACCACCAATCATGTGTGTTAAACCAAAGCCATAAAAACCTAAACCAGGTAAAAATTTAAAATGCACAAAGTATTCTATTTTATTTTTTAAAATATCATCTTGTCTGTAGTTTCTACGGATAGATAATATGTCGTTTGAGTTTGCATCTATTGTAACTATGTATGGTAGCTTTACACCCGTTAGTTCGCCATCTTCGTTTACGTCTTCAAAGCCGTCTATCTCTAAATTACAGTGTACTTCATATAATATTGATACTTCGCCTGTATCATAGCTTGGCTCCATGCCTGTGAGCTTGTTAATTTCTTCTTTAGCATCTGAATACATATCGGCATCATCGCCTGTTTGTATTTCTATTTTGCGATAAAAACCTAATGCTTGTAGTTTTTTGACCTCGTTTTCAGGCATTTTTACCACATTTGTGATACGAGGACATGTTTCTAAATCTGTAGTGAAGTACGGAACAATCAAATCTTCTGGAGCAACAAACTTAGAAACTGCCCTACCTAATCCCTCGTCATAGTATATTTTTTTAAACGCTGATCCAGCTAAAGGCAAATAGAACAGCATTTGGTCTAACTCTTCGTCAAACTCTTCCATAACATGAGTTATCTGGTAGTTCATAAATTCTTTGACTCTTTGTGCTTGTTCTTCTACGGCAGAATCATAGGCACCGATAATTTGAGTCTTAACTGGTCCACCAGAGGGCAATAGTTCTTTGTAAGCTTGTGCTTGAAAAGTTGTCACTGCTTCACCTAGTAAAGGATGTATAACTCCAGAAGCACCTTCAAAAGGCTCAGATCTTTCGTCATCAAACTTCATACCTAAGTATTTCAAGCCATCAGTATATGTTCGCTCCCAATCTTCTCTAGATGATTTATCTTTCTCAATACCATCGACAAGTTCATTAGCGATACGATTTAAGTCTTGTTCACTCATAGACTCAGCTAGATTTTCATCAAACCCTGTGTCTATTTGTTCTTGCATACTAGATTCTAAGATAGCACTGCCATCTTCTTGCATAATAAAATCTTCTTCTCTTGCATCTTCAATAGCATCAAGCGCAACTTGCATGCCTTCATCGCCTAATGGTATTTGGTTTTCTTCGTTAAGTACGGTTGGGTTGATGTCTTTTTCTATTGCCATTAATAATATACCCTTCTAACTGGTGCTTTTTCTTGATCTGAATAGTCATCGTCAAGCGATACTAAACCACCCTCTCTAAATCTCATGAGAGCTTGAGTCATAGTATCACATAAATCATCATTTTTTCCAAAAGGAAAAGCTGCACACTCTTCTATCATTTCATCTGCAAACTTACGATTTGGTGCATAGACAAGATCAGATTCAAATATAGGTGCTACTGAGTGCATCCTTGTAGTTTTATCATGTCCTCTAGTAGGAGAATAATTTACTACAGGAATACCAAGCCTGCGTAATTCATGAGTAAGTGGCGTACCAGATGCTTTTGCTTCAATCAATGTCATATCTGGTTCCCAGTATTTGTATTCGTTGTAAGCTATGCGTTTTAGTTCAGGAAAGTCCCAACGACCTTTTTGAGCATCAAGCAAAATTAAACAATCAGGAGAGTCTGGAGTTGGTCGAAACACGCCCCACGTAGATATAGCAGAGTAGTCGGAGTTTTCTTTTTTTGAATAAGCGGTATCGTAGCTTTGGATTATGTAACTTACGGCTGGTAGCTCATCATGTTCCCAAACATTCCACCACTCACGTTTTATAATTGAACCCTCTTCAGATGTAGGGTTTTGCATCCATTGTGCGTTCCATTTTTGCACGGGCAAAGAGGCTTTTACCTTATTTAATTCATCTAACTCCCAGAACTCAGGCCATAATGCATTGTTTGTTTCTGGAAATATCGCAGGAAACTCCACAATTTCCCACTGATCAGCAGCTTCTTCTTTTTGAGCGTCTAATAATTTTGCAGTAAGGTCTATAGAACTCCACCTTGTCATCACCAATATGATGGCACCACCAGGTTGTAAACGCTGTCGAGGCCCAGACGTGTACCATTCGTAACAAGATTCAAGAGCACTAGGGCTAAGAGCATCTTGTTCAGAGTGTGGATCATCAATAATAAGCAAGTCCGCACCACGACCTGTAATAGCACCACCGACACCAGCAGCAAAGTATTCGCCACCTTTATTGGTTTCCCATCTACCTGCTGACTTAGAATCAGCTTGTAGCTCTACTTTGTCAAAGATACGCTTATATTCATCGGTATCCATCATGTTTCTGACTTTACGACCAAACCTTACAGCTAGTTCGCCTGTGTGAGTAGTCTGCATAATCTTACGATTTGGTTGCTTACCCATGATCCAGGCAGGGAAATAAGTAGAACAAAACTCTGATTTAGTATGTCTAGGGGGCATATTAACGATTAAACGGTTGATTTTGCCGTTTGCTACGTCTTCAAGCTTTTGGGCAAAGATTTTATGATGACGACCACAAATGAACTCTGGCCACATATATTCTACGTATTTTAAGAAACTATCCTGGCAATCTTTTTGTTTTTTAAGTAGTTCTAGGCGTTCTTTTAGAACTAAGGTTTCTTTTATTTCTTGGTCAGATAGATGTGCTAGGTTCATAACTCGGCTAACATTCTGTCTATTTCAACGGGTCCACCTAATTTAAAAGCATCAATACCCTTTTCTTCTACGGCTTTTTTGAACTCATCGCTAAATTTAAGAAAAGTACCATCGTATTCACTACCTGTGCCTGTAATACGAGTAGTTAGTTCTTTTTTCTTATTACCAAGACCCAGTTCGTTTAGAATATTTTGTATTTCTTTTTCGCCTCTTGCATATTTTTCAATAATAATTTGTGGAGCATCTTCATTTTTAGCCTGTGCATCTCCTATATGTATACCGTCCATTCCTTTTAAAACAGATTCAAGCACTCTTGTTCTAACAGGTAACTTCATCTCATTACTGGTAGACTTTTCAAAGTAAGGATCTATTTTAAATTTACCTGAAAAATCCATTTTAGGTGCTATAGCTTTTTTTAATATAGTTACACCTTTTTTTAATTCAGTTCCTGGAATATACATTCCAGCAGAATCACTTGTCATTAAATCTTTGTAATAAGCCTTTGATAAAGCCTCTGGGTTGTTAGGCACATTAATATATTTTTGTTTACCTGTTTCATCTAACATATAAAATATTTCTTCTGGTGTTTTGTCTAAAGATTCTTTGTATGATTTACCAGTTATGGCTTGTATGTCTTCAGGTTCTAATGTGTATTCTTTAACGCCAAGTTTACTTAAGTCTTTACTAGCTTCAGCCTCTATTCTTATCGATGCAAGCTCATCTGGGTTTCTTGCTAATATAGGGTTTATTTCATCAACAAACTTATTGTATCTAAGTATTTTTTTAATTTTTTCAGCTTCTGTTTTAGGGTTTACAAAATTACGTGTGTCACCTATTTCTTTCATATAATCAGACTGTACTCTAAAAATACTATCAAATACGTCATTACTTTTAACACCAATTTTGTCTAGTTTTTCTGCTATATCATCTGCATATTTTTCATTGAGCCCTAATTCGCTTACTGTAGGTAAAACTTTAAATTGGCCTACGCCATCAAAAACATAAACATCATCACCACTTATTCTTTGTGGTAAATTACCAGCATCCTGTATTGGCACATTGTTTGGATAAATAGCATTATCGTTTTGTAAACGTAAACCAGCATAATGATCTTTTCTAGTTCTTTGTTCGCCTGCTCCACGCACAAAATATAATTTTTCTTGTGCTGATGTTCTTAGTTCAGGTCTTACAAAATTTGCTTTACGACTTTCTAAGTTTTCAGGTGGTGCATTTCTAATTTGCAAAGCATCTCTTTGCTGACGCTCCATATAATTATCAAGGAATCCTTTAGATATTTTTTCGGAACCTGCAGCTTCTTTTATAAGCTTTGGATGTATTTCGTTAAGTTCGTCCAAAACATTAAGTATTCTAAGTTCGCCAAGTGGTATTTCGTTATTAGGATTAGTGAGTGTTTTCACCCAGTCTTCTGGACTTAGTTCGTTAATGTCTGAATCTAGTTTTTTGTAGTGTCCATGTAAAAACTTTCTAGCTTTAGATTGTAGCGGTAAAGCTGGTTGTGCTGTTTGATAGGCTAAATCTTTAGCTGGCTTAGTAACAAAAGGTAAAACCTCTGGTAATTCTATTTCAGGCTGATCCTTGGGTGCAGAAAGTTGTAACGGCTCTTCTACAGGGGGTTTTTCGGTTTTCTTAGAGGTATCTGCTACTTTCGTACCAGACTTTGTTACACCTTTTGCACCACGAAGGAATCGGAACAAAGGTACCAAGCTTAAGCCAGCTAGTCCAGCTAGGGCTATATTGCCTGCTGCACCTAGCCTATCTTGGTCTTGTATATTGGTTTTAGCTCTACGACCAAACTCACCAACCTCAAAAGCTGCAATAGCATCTCCAACACCAGGAGAGATGCTAACAGCTATCTGATCTACTATTGGTAGTTCTTCAAAGTCACGATAAGCTTCACGAATGTTGCCTGCAGCTATCTTGGAGCTTAGATCTGAAAGTATTTCCTTTCTTGCAGCCATGTTTGGCTACTCAGATATAGATTCTAGTAGGCTAGATATAGTTTCTCTGTCTTGATTTGATATGGTTTTACCACTTTCTCCCATCATTTCTCTTAGATTCATTGATTGAAGTGTGCCTATCATAGGACCTATTTTACCTGATAAGTCTGTCATGGGACCTTTTTGTAACATAACAGGGTCATTTTGAGACTGAATAGCTATTTTTTGCTGTTGTAATTGATCAATTTGGTTAGCAATCATCTGTGCTCTTTCAAATTCGTTGTTACGAACTACCATGTCATAATCATCCATGAGGTTGCTAATAGCTGCATCAATAGAAAACATTTGATTTGCTGGGGATCTGTCACCCATTCTAGGTTCATTATCTGGTAAAGGCATCCTAGCTGGTGGTGATACAGGGTCTGTATTTCTGTTCATCATGTCAATGATTCCCATATCTCTGTTAGAGATAGTTCTACCAGCCTCGCCTAACATTTGCTTCATATTCATCATATTCCAAACATCTCCCTAGCTTGTTGCAATTCTTCCATAGTTATACCAACTTCTTGCAA